AAGAAATTAACTACGGTAAACAGAACAAAGTTGGTAAATTACCTGTTGGTAAGAACGCTTTTGGAAATTAAGTCGCTCAAATATTAACAATTAAAAAGAGCCCGTTGAGTAGACCTCTTCGGGCTTTTTTAATAAATATAAGTGTGAGGTTCTACAACAACACTCTAAATCAGAAATTTTGGTCTGAGGACAATAAATTTGACCCAGATATTAGAGAAAAGCTTTTGTCTATAACCGATGATTTTATTCACAACTTAGATTTAGAAGGGGTAGAGATAGCTGATATTACCCTTACTGGTAGCAATAGTAATTATAATTATAATGAATATTCCGATTTAGATGTTCACGTATTAATTGACTTTAAAGACATCAACGAAGATGAAGATTTAGTAAAGAAAGCTCTTAATGGTCCTCGTTTTGTGTGGAATCTTAGACACAATGTAAATCTAAGAGGTCATGATGTTGAAATGTATATGCAGGATAAGGACGAACCACACGTCGCGTCCGGTCTTTATTCTCTGAAAGACAATAAATGGATTACCGAACCGTCATATGATCCCCCATCCATAGATATTAAAGATGTATTTAAAAAGGCACATGCAATTGAAACTGATGTAGAAATACTAAAGGAAAAGATATTGGAAGCAAGAGGAGAAGAAGCTAGAGAATTACATGAAAAAGCAAAGCGCTTAAAAGAGAAAATATCTAAAATGCGAAAGCGAGGACTAGCTCGTGAAGGTGAATTCAGTGTCGAAAATTTAGCTTTTAAGGTACTTCGTAATACGGAAGTTATTGGTGACCTAATAGATATAATCTCTTCGTCATATGATAAAATTTATACTGAGAACTTTAAAACGTTTTTTGAGTATTACCAAGGGGACCCTATTATGAACCCTTTAATGCGATCTGGGAAGAATATAAACAGAGTAGGCTTATCTAAAAAACATTTAAACACTGTGCCTAAGCAACACAACCACGCATGCCCACATGTAAAAAATTTAATTAACGGCGCCGCACATCAAATTAAGCTAGTAGGCGCACCTCTACATAACACATTAACCATATATAAAGTGGATTATGCTCCTGGAGCAACAAAGACTCTAGGTAACTCTGGTGTTGAGGTTGAAATGTTTGAAGATGAAGAAGGTAATCATTGCGGAATGTTAAAGAAGAGAGATATGTAAAATGGGCGTATGTAACGAAAATAGAATTAATTGCACACCGGAGGAGGTATTAGCTGCTACTGCTATACCTGCATGCGGTAAGTTTGTTAATCCTTCTAACTTACAAGCAGAGCAGTTGGTATATGATCAAGCGTTTAACGATCTAATAAACAACTACGGTATACCAATAGATTATTACATTAATACATTTAACTTGTCTGCAGCAGATCTTCTTTATGGTACCGATTGGGGAGGCTCTGATAATGATTTTGGTCAATTTAAAGGAGCTCTTCAAATGCAGATGTATGTAGAGCTTTCAGATGATGCAATACAATTGTCAAAGTTTGGATTTGATCCTGGAGATGAATTTACCGGGTTTGTACATATAAGCACCTTTCACTCCGCTGCTTCTGCTTACTTTGATTATGACGCAGTCGGTCAATCAATAGAGCCTAAAGCAGGTGATGTTATTAGTTTGAAAGTATTAGGGTGTGATAGGCCTAATGGCAGAGGAACCGTTATGTATCAAATCACAGAGAGAATGGAGCAAGACATGTCTGCTCTTAACCCTATTCTTGGACATTATGTATATAGATTAAGAGGTAAGCGATTCGATTACTCCTTCCAGTCTGGGTTGTGCAGCGAGCCTGTTAATGAACAAATTTACGACAACTCCTTTAGCGGTGTTCTGTCAACCACACTTACTGATCAAGTTACTTCGGACGGTAAGACATATCCTAATCCAGATGATCCATATAATATTGATGATGTATCGAAAGATCAGGTAATGGATATGGATATTAACGATACTGATATATACGGCTCTTATTACTAGTCTAATACGCTCTTAACTATAGCGTCAACATCGTGAAAATCTTCTAATGCACCATACGGGCATTCATGGATGACTCCTGTAAAATCATAATCATGCATATAAGAGTCAATTGTACCTTTAAGATCTTCTTTGGTTGTAGTAACGTTATTATGAATGCTATAGCCGAATAAATCTGGGTGCGTAACTACCCACGCAACAGTAGCTGGCAGTCCTAAAGCTGCAGATGCATGCTGCAGAGAAGAATCAATTAAAATACGTTTATCGGTATGAGCTAGCATACTAAAAAGAGCTTTTTTACCGATAATTGAATCAAAGCGATGAACATTATTAAGACGTGGGTGAAATTCGTAGCAGACATGTATTATATTAAACTTGTCGTATAATGCATCTACGATTTGCTGCGCCTGGGTTGGATGCATATCTCTTGACCAAGAATATGGGTGCTGTTGATGGTCCGGTCCAGGTCCACCAAAGGGTTGAAACAATAGCATAGGCTTCTGACCGTCATTAAACTGCGCCACATAAGCACTACCTTCTTCTACTTCTCTTATATTAAAGTCTAGCTTTGGAACTGCTCCTTTATATTCAACACCAACCATGTCACACCAAGTTTCTATTAGATGTTTCTTTTTAGTAATGTGTGACGTTTGCTTGTAAGGGCATTGCATAAACACCTCTACACCCTTTTTATCTTTAATTACATCTTGATAAAAATATGGTGTATTTCCTATTCTATAAAATCTTGCAATATCTGTGTTTCGTGTCCAGACATCAGGCCAAGCAGAAACAACAATAATATTTCGCTTCGGAAATTTCTTTTTATAGGTCTCTACAACAGCAGTAGCTGCTACGTTCTTACCAATACCACCTTCAATGTGAAAAACAGTTGTCGCCATACGTTATATATAGACGGAAATATTTAAATTACAACTAACTAAGGAGATA